AAACTACAAGTTTATTTTCCAAATAGTATGGTAGAGGACGCAGATAGTAGTACATCGGATGCTTGGTATGGATTCTTAAAAGAACTCAGCAAGTTTAGTGCAAGAAATATGTTAAACTATGAAACACATAATGTAACAAAAGAAAGACTTGATAAAAAAGATTATCAATTTTTAACACAACGTAACCAGGACGAAGTTATGGAAAACAGATTACATGGCACAAGCCAAAAAAGTTTCCTAGAACAAGGAAGAGCAAAATTAATTATCCAACATAGTAAAACAGTTGATGAAACAAAACTGGGTGCAAGAAGCAGAAACATTAGTGCTATCTATATTGAGAATAATGAGGGCGAACGCTTTAAATTTGCTAATAACTACTTACCTGGTGCAAGAGCAATGGCTAGACACGTATCAAACGAAGGACATACTCGTGATGAACGTGGTATGCATATTGTTGAAATAATGAATGAAATGCAACAGTTAAAACAATTTGTCCGTAGTGCTAAATCCAATGACTACGTAACTGAAGAAGCACAAGAAGTTATTGAAGCAGCTACAGACAGATATTATGGTTTAAAAGATACACTGAAAGCAATTAGTAGTGCAAAAGGTTATGAAGATTATTTTGAAAACTGGTTGCCCGGTGTTATAGAAGTTGAAGAGAACGATATAGAAGATTTGAAAACAAAACTTACACGTCAAGTTTTTGATGATCGTATGGCAAATAGTTTACCAGCAGTCAGTAGAGCTTTAAGTTTAAAAAAGGAAGCAACAATGGATAAAGATGCAGAAACACGTAGCGACGATGAATTAGATGCAGTGGTTGCAAGTAGAGCAGGTGATATTATTTCAGCATCAAATAGTCCTGATAATATTGAAGTATTTAAAAATGAAACAGACGAAGCGGAACTTAAAAACTACTTTAATGTAATGAAAAACAGTGACATGGACACTAAAGCAAAGAATCGTAATTTAGTAATTAATGTTATTGAATACCTTGCAAATAATGTTACCGATGATGCATTGGCAGTGGCTTTGGGAAATATAAATTATGATGACGAAGCTCAATACAAAGCTGCAATAAAAATTACAAAAAAATATTTACAAGGAAATGTAGATAGAAAAGTTCCTGCACCAAAGAAAGATTTATATGGTAAAGCAAAAGACAGTGTAACTTTTGAAGCATTTGAAAAAAATATGAATATGATTTCAGAAGGCACATGGGCACTACCAGCAGACTTAGATACTGCAAATGAAGTAATAAGAATTATGCAAGAGCCTATTCCATTAGGAGATGGCGGTGAAGATGCAACTAATGCAATCAGTTTTGCATTTGGTGATGACGAATTGTTTGATGATTTAGGTGATGCAGGAGACGCAAATCCAGAAGGTGATGCAAGGCCAATTATTAAAAAATGGATTGAGTCTGCAAACTTTGATGAACCATACCAAGGAATGCTAGATATAATAAAAGGCGAAATTGACGGACCACAAGCTCCTAAAGAAGAAAAAGTAGATGAAGGTATGTATGATGTCATAATGAAAGTTAAAGACCAAGATGGTGAAATGTATGATATTATGAAAGATCCAAGAGGCGGTGAAGATTTAGTTGCTATGAGTAGCAATCCTGAAGAAACAGACGAAGATGGCCCATATGATTTTGATCCAAAAACTATGACAATATTAGGCATGATGTATGGCGACAAAAAAGTTATGAAGGTAGAAAATACAGAAAAAGTAGACGAAGTAAGTAGAATAACTGATCCTGAAGAACTTAACGTTTATGATCAAAAAGAAATTGATAATATGGAAAAAGATCCTGCAATACTAAGAGATATTGTAATAGGACATGCAAGCCATCTTTTAGACAAAGCTGCTGATGATTTGACTGATGATGACTATATTGCAGATGAAATGGGCGATGACTTTGCTAATATGCATATGTTCGCAGATGACGATACACTAGAAGCATATGATAAACTACGTGATTTAATGGGCGAAGATCCTGGAGCAGTAGCAGAAGTAGCAGAGCAAATGTTGCGTTTTCTTAAGGTAAGTGGAATGGGTAAACCTAAGGCAGAAGCAGTAGAAGAAGTAGACGAAGTGGCGGAAAGCATTGCAAAATTGAAGGCAATGGCAGGCGTAGGGTCAAAGGCGAGAAGCAACCACGGCATACATGAAGGCGAAGAAGGATATCAAATCACACCAAGAAGTATAGTGGCAAGACAAATGCGTAAACTACAGGACATTGAACGAGGCTAATTGGCACAAAAAATAATTTAAAAGAGGCACCAATTTTGTGTGCCTTTTTTATTGACATGATAAATAAAAACGCATATACTATGTAAATATAGTATGTGTATAGGCACATACAAGGCTAATGAACAGGCACATTTAAGGAGAAAAATAATGGCAACATCTTTGGCAGAAATTAGAGCAAAACTAAAATCTCAAGAATCACGCAGTGAGCGTACCGGCGGCGGCGACAACGCAATTTACCCACATTGGAATATACCAGAAGGATCAACTGCAGCAGTTAGATTTTTACCTGATGGTGATCCTAACAACACATTTTTCTGGGCTGAAAGGCTTATGATTCGTTTACCATTTACTGGTGTAAAGAATGATATGAATAGCAAGCCTATAGTAGTACAAGTACCATGTGTTGAAATGTTTGGTGAAACTTGTCCAATACTTACAGAAGTACGTGGTTGGTTTAAAGATTCAAGTCTTGAAGACATGGGTAGAAAGTATTGGAAGAAACGTAGTTATATCTTTCAAGGGTTTGTAAATGAAAACCCATTGCAAGAAGATTCACCAGAGAATCCAATACGTAGATTTGCAATTTCACCTAGTATCTTTAACTTAATTAAAGATGCACTTATGGATCCAGATATACAGGAGATGCCAACAGATTACAATGCTGGCTTAGATTTCCGTATTACTAAAACTACAAAAGGACAGTATGCAGATTACAGTACAAGTAAGTGGGCTCGTAAAGAAACTGCACTATCTGAAGCACAGTTAGCAGCTATTAACACCTATGGTCTTAATACACTATCTGACTTTCTTCCTAAAAAACCTACAGAAGTAGAATTGCAGTGCATTAAAGAAATGTTCGAAGCAAGTGTAGATGGACAACCCTATGATAACGAAAGATGGGGACAATATTATCGTCCATATGGTTTAGATGCTCCAGCAGGTTCCTCAACCTCAAGTACGTCAACTGCTCCAGCAACTACAACACCAACACCTGCTCCGGCAACTCCAGTTGCAGAAACAGTGGCTCCTGCTCCAGTAGCAACACCAGAAGAGATGGGTGCAACACCTACTCCTGCTCCACAGACAGAAACTGTGGCGGCACCTGCAGCTCCAGCAACAGGCGGTGAAAGCAAACGAGCTGAAGACATTTTAGCAATGATTCGTAACAGACAATCTTAACAAAACAGAGCGGCAGAAATGCCGCTCTCATTTCAATGATACATTATAATAGTAAACTAATATACCCAAAGCTCTGTACAGTATTTCAATTACCAGCAGAACGTTTTGTGTATCCTATTTTTAAAAATGCTAGTAGTAGTTTAGCAGAACTATGTATAAAAAGGATATATAATAGTAGTATAGATAAACACACAAATAATATAGAAGTTTACTGGCGAGAAGCACATAATAGGTTCAATAGTGGTGTACATACATACGTACAACACAATAAATTATATGACAAAAGAACTCTTGTCAATCTAATAGAATGTGGTGAACTTGTTAACAGACACTTTATGCCGCAGTATATGTGGTTATGTCATTTGTATAAACACTATTCTGGGATAATAACTATAAAAGATATTAGTACATTAGATATTTCCATACATAAAAATCAAAGTAAACATTCTGGCAATTTTATTGCACCTACACACTGGATAGATTTAGATAATCTTATATACAATAAGTTTGTAGACAAACCTGCTACACTAGAAGAAATAAATTCATACATACAAAGCAAAAGTCGAGTTTTATATAATAAATGTATTGTCCAAGAATAAAACATTATGCAAGATTAAATAGCAACGGGACAATTGGATGTTGTGGACATATGATAGATGGGCAACAGTTTTCCACATATAAAGATATGGTTAAAAGTAATTGGATAAAGACTTTACAAACCAAAATGGATAGAGACCAATGGCCCAAAGAGTGTGTACGTTGCAAACAAACAGAACAGTTTAACAATACAAGTATTAGATTAAACAGTATGCAACGTGATAAAATTCTTAGTAAGTTTGACAAAAATTACATACAACTAGGAGGCACTCTTGACAACTATTGTAATAGTGCTTGTGTCACTTGTAATCCTAATTTAAGTACTAGAATAGGAAATCTTAAAAGAGCTCTAGTTGTTAAAGATAACTACAAACTATATAAGACTCTTCCTATAGAACGTATAGTTGAATTAGATATTAACGGCGGAGAACCTAGTATTAGTGAAAATTACAACAATCTGTTGGATAACTTGCCAGACAATGTTAAGATTATACGCATCAATACAAATGCAAATA